TTAGAAAACGAAGAATTCGATGGTTAGGTCGCGGAGGCCTTGGGCGGCGGTTAGGCTGTAGGAGAGTTTGTTGATGTAGCCGGTGAGGCCGTTGATGCGGAAGCGGCGGGTCCAGTTCTCGGGGATGGAGGCGATTTGGGCGGCGGTGCAGCGCATCTGGATTTGGTACTTGCGACGGGAAAGGATGAAGTTGGCGTACTCTGAGAGGAAGGAGTCAAAGAGGCCGCGGGACTTTATCTTGGTTTCTACCTGGTGGGTGTCGGGGTCTATGATATCGGGGTTAATGAGGGGCTGTGGTGCCCAGGAGGGTTGTTTCCAACTGCGGATCTTGAGGGAGAATCGCTCGCCGGCACCTATGCCTTCCTGCTGGCCGTTGTAGTCAAACTCGCGACCCCAGGGGTCAAGCGAGTCTGAGGTAAGGGCGTATTGACCGGCTATCATGCGCCACTTGCTGTTGCCGAAGCCGTCATAGTTGGGGTCATAGGTCTGGATGTTGGCATCGGTACCACCTCCCCGCATTACGGCTATGGTGAGGCCCCAATCCATTGACTGCAGGGGAGAGTTGCCGTCATCGGTATTGGTGGGGTCATAGTTCTCTATGAGGTGGAGCACGAGGTCAAGGGAGTACTCTACAAGGTCGGAGGCGAGGGTCTGACGGATGCGCTGCTCAAGGAATTCATGCTCCATGTCCTCATCTATGTAGGGGCAGAGGATGGGTTCTATCACACCATCGTTGACACTGACCTGATACTGCTCATTCTCATAGTAGCCTTGTGCAAGGTCTATCTCGGTCTGGTAGTTTACGTCATTGCATATAAGGGGTACAAAGTCTGATGAGAGCTCTACTACGAAGTCCTCGTTAAGATCAGAGCAGTCACCTAACTCTACTCCCTTAAACTGGCCTACCTCAAAGAGGACGGGGTGCCACTCTGAGAGAGACTGGGCATCGGCGTTGACTTTGATGCGGTAGGCGTTACCGGTGGTGAGGTCTATATAGCAGGTGCGGTTATTGCTTGCGCCGGCCTGCTTGGGAGCGCGGTAGATCTGGTTATAGACCTTATCAGTTATGGTGTTATCCTGCGGATAGTCTATGTAGTCATAATCTGTGTTGTAGTCACGCTTGCCTTGGCGGATATTTTCACGCTGCTCTTTGCTGCTGGATTCCTCGGCGTAGCAGACACGGACACCGGTTATCTTCTCAGAGACCTTATTCATGCTGATAACGTCGCCCAGGAGGTCTATTGGGGCCTGCTGGGAGCGGAATACGTCACGGACAAAATAGGCGGTTACGTGCTGTTTCTCATAGTCATAGTAGAACTTGATGCCGAAGCTGGCAAAGAGGGAGTCAAGGATGGTCTGTACGCTGGCCTCGGGGAAGTTGTCACTGTTGGCGTACATGGTCATGACATCGGCATACAGGGTGAGGGCATCAACGCCTGCAGGGATGACGGTGATGGAGCGGACTCCATCCTGACCTACCTTGACATGTTTGCTCCAACCATATATGAGGTCTGTGAAATCGGCCTCCTCGACGTTGAGGGACTTGGGTTCTCCCATTGCGAGAGAGCCGCCGGTACCACGGCTGTTAAGCCAGTCATTGACCTGGTTTATATTCTCAAAGAAGGGACGACGCTCGTAGAGGGGTTTATCCTCATCGGGGAGGTTGTTATAGTCGGCAGTAGTGATGCTGGTGGTATGGTCTGTCTTGAGCCAGTAACCCATGTCATACTTGGTCTCCTCATCATACTTACAGTGGGTGGTGAAGAAACAGAGGTGGCGCATGTCCTCGACGGCCATGAGCGCGGAGTTATCAAACGAGACTCCGAGGTGTGCAAAGAGGCAATCCAGGAAGTAGAGGACGTAGAAGCAGATTCCGGACTGGGGACGGTCTGCATCGAGGACCCAATAGGGCCAGTGGTCTGCAGGACCGTATTTATTCTTATTCTTGGGGTCTGAGACGGAGGATGAGGTCTTGCCGTCCTCATCTACGTCATGGTGCATATAAGCGACACGGGCGTTGCAGTAGGGCTTGTAGGGGTAGGCATCGGCCACGTTGATAAAGGAGGTGGTGACACGGGGTTTCTTGACTATGTTCTTATCACCATAACTGACTTCACGATCCAGGATAGCGACATCCTTACTGCCCGGCTGACATTCACAGACTCCGGGATAGGAGAATCCGAGAGCCTGCGGGGTGAACTCGGTCTCTGATACGGAGGGGTTGGCTACTGATATGTCAGTATCCTCTTTTTTGCCGTCCCAGGTTACTTTAACGCGGTACTGAAATGAGATTTTGGCCTTGACATTGCCTACCTTCTCACCGATGGGGATGCGGTCTTTGAGAGGGATGTCACGGCAGGTAAGGTTGCCTATGAGGTCCTCTATGCTATGGTCTGAGGCCGCAATATTCATGGTGAGAGCACCCTCGATAATCTCATCATCGGAGGTGACGAGAGTTCCGGAGCGGAAGGGCATGTTATCGACCAGAATGCGGGCCTTGGTGTGCTCAAGGGAGACTGGGCGGGCCATTGAGGCGGGGTCATCCATATTGCCCAGAATGAAGCGGTTGCCATTAAGAGGCATACGGACGGGGTATGAGAACATCTCTATGTCATTGAACAGAGGGTTCTGATCATCTATGTCAATGGAGAAATCATCCGGCAACTCCAGTGGGTGTTGCTTTCCGTTCTTGAGGAGGGTTATGGCTACGTGGCTTTTCATTTCTGGCGGAGGTTAAGTTGGGCGTTACCGTTGAGGGTGATGCCACGACGGGTGAAGGTGTCTATGGTGACATCGCCAAAGGCGGTGATACGGAGATGGCCGTGGTCCGTGACATGACCGCCGGTGACGTTGAGGGTAGCACAGTCATGACAGGTGATAGTGCCTTTGCCTACTACGCTGGTACGGTCAAAGCACTCTATATAGCCGGCCTCTATGACGGCGCGGGCGGTGTCATTGAGGGTGACATCGGCATCGTCCGAATTGACGATGACAGAGAGGCGGCCTGAGCACTGTACGGTGCTCTTACCGAGGACATAGACGCGGTGCTGACCGGTGAGGCGGAGCATACTGACGGTATCACCTACCAGGATGATACAGTTGCTTAGATGCTGGGGCGGCTGCTGGTTATAATAGAGGCCGGCCAGGTTGAGATCTGCGCGGTACTGCTTGTAGTGACGGGCGAAGGCGGCGATAACCTGAGCGGGGACCTCATGTACCACTCCGTCCCAATAGCGTATCCAGGCGGCGGCCAACTCCGGGACGGTGCTGGCAGCATTGAAGAGAGCCTGAGAATCGAGACAGTTGTTACTCTGGCCGAGAATCTTTAAGGCTATCTGCTTGGATTTCTTTATGTATCGCTCATCAGTCATGCGTTAGTTTCTTTTTTGGCTTGCTGTTGCTGGACGGCGGCCTGTACGTCACTCCACTCGGCCATATCGACGGCTTGGGTATCGGGATCATACTGGCCTACCCAGAGGATATCCTTACGTTTGGGATCATTGGTTGAATCCCAGATGATAAAGAACTCAAAGGGCTTGATAGGCGGCAGTTCTACGCTGGTGGAGGAGATGGTGTCTGATACGGCACGGCGGATACGCTCCACCTCAGCCTTATTGGGGTGGTAGCCGGTGGCGCGACGTTCACGGACGGCCTTGGCCTGAGCAGCCATTATATACTCCTGCCACTGACGCTGCTGGAGTTTATTGGTCTCCCAGAGAAAGACGTTGTTAAGGAAATTGCGCCAGGCCTTGAGACCCTGACCGATATAGACGATAGCCAAAGGCTCGGCTATAAAGAGGCGGCGGTTACGGGGATCCCAGTACAGTAGGTTGGACTGGACGAAGTTATCAAAGGTGGCAAAAGCTTTTGAAAGCTCTTGCAGACGCGCCCGGTTCTTACGGTCGGCGCGACGGGATTGAAACTTTTTAAAAATACTCATAGTCAGCGAGGTTTTAAAATTGAAAATTAGACATCTAAGTTGATGGCGTGGAGGCCGGAGAAGGTGCGGTAGATGGTGGCAGTGACTTCACGGCCGTAGTAGTCCTCCATGTAACGCTGCATACGGGACTGCAGGTGGCGCATCTCCATCATTATTGCAGGACGGTGGGTCTCACCTTTCTCAGAGTCCCAGATAGAGACGTAACGACGGCGGTAACGGGCCTTACGGGCGTGCTCTACGTCCTGGAACTTACGGCCTTGACCTACACCCATATCGACGAAACGGAGGTAGTCATTGTACTCTATGCGGATGGTCTCATTGCCCTCTTCGGCAGACATGACCTCATAGGTGAAACTACGGGAACCGCGACCGGTTGCGTACCATTGACCTTTGCGCTTACGCTCGGCGTTGACCTGAGCGAAGCCGGGGTATATCTCAGTTGGAAAGACATGCTGAGTGCGGAAGTTCTGCTCAAGGGCTTGGACGGCCTGACGAGCGAACGACCGTAACACAACATTCATAGGCCTGCGCGGCTCTTCCAACTGTACTGCCATAGTTACTTCTTTTTACGTGCAGCCGCTTTCTGGAGCATACTGATACGGGAACGGACGGGTGCGGCGAACTGACTGATCTGGTCGGGGTCTGAGCCACGGTAGGAGGTGAATGACTCAAGGAATCCGGTTATCTTGCCGTGGAGAGGACCTTGAACCACTACGGTGCTCTGCTCTCCCTCTATAAGGAGGAGGCTGCTGTCTATGCTCTTGTGGTTGTAGGCAGCACGAGGCATGTCGGCAGGGAAGGCACCGTTGATAAGGTTACTCTGGTCTATGGAGGTAAGAACGGTAAGCTGTTTGAGCCAGCCGTTGCGCTGGTACCACATGAGGTCATTGACCATTGGCATGTCAAGTACCGGAGTGGCAATGGTGACATGGAGGGCGTTACCGGCCAGACAGGCCAGAGATTTCATAATATGGCTAAAGAGAATGTCTCCGTTAGTATGCCAAACCAACACCTTACCTGGTGTGAGAAGTTGAGGCAGGTTGCGTTCTATGCAACATGGCTCCTGAAAATCTATCTTTTCCATAATTATCAGGGTTTAGGATCAGGAATGTTATAGTCACTGGGGTTGATGCAGGTGACACGGGGTACTACCTGCTCTATCTGGATGCCGAGGATGTTCCAGTTTCCGTATTTGATAGGAATGGAGGCCCATTCGGCTTTGTCTATGTTGAGGCCGTTGAGAGCGGCTACCACATCTTTCGGGAAGGGCTCATTTGTTACGGGGCAGATTCCTGTAGTCTTTACCCGTGAGAGGTAATAGAGGAGGTCTTGCGCGTAGTTGTCAAGCTCTGAGTGGATATCCTCGGACAGTTCGTCATCCTGACGGGCGGTGGTGGCCAGGGTGCTGCTGACGGCACGTGAGAGGAAGTAGATGGTATGCGCGTAGTTGACGGCCTTGCTGTTACTGCTCTCAGCATCTATGAGGATGGAGTAGGCCATACAGGGGGAGGCACAGACGTTCTGGTTACGCATAAACTCCGAGTTGTCATTGATGGTGTGTATGCGGTAGAATGCCTTTTTGCCACCCTTACCCGGCTTGTGCGAGATTGGCTTGTAGAGGGAGGCCCATTGTTCAAGTATGACTGAGAGACGATGTTTCATTTGCAGTACAGTTAAGAGTTAATAGTTCAGGTCTCCGGAGTTTCCTTGGAGGCAGATTTCTCTTTCTCCTTGGCGTGCTCGTGAAGGATACGGTCAAGTTCATCCTCGGGGATGTCTATGTGGCGGGATACCTTATTGGCTACTATCTTCTGTGCCAGACGTGCCCAGGCGGCACCGTTACAACTGCTCTCATTCTCCAGTATGCTGACGGCGGTGCAGACCACGAAGATGGCTGCAACATACTGACCCAGGTGGAGACCTCCGAAATGACCAAGCAGTTTTTCATCGACACCGGTAGCAAGGAGGATGCAGAGCCATACTACAAGCAGGTCCTGAATCATCTTGCTCATACGGGCGGACTTGATCTTGCCATCGGCCTTGGAGTTGGGGAAGTGACGTTTGATACGGCGGTTGAGACGGGCTGCTGTGATGCAGTCTATGACAACGGCCATGACACATACCAAGGCGTAGGGGAAGGTAGGTTGCAGATATGCCCATACCATGCCGATGAGGGCTGCTATGAGCCTTGGGATAGAACCGAACCAGCTATTAAGAATGCCGATGAGCGGTTTGAATGAGAGGTGAATGACGTGTTGCATTGTTGTTATGAATTAAACTGTCAAAGATTGTAAGGGCGAGCCGT